CCGAAGTTGCTTTGCTCCGCGAGGCAGTCCGCGAGGTTTACCTGAGGGTTTGGCCGCGCGCTAATCTCGGCGTTCCTCGCGGGAAAAAGAGCGCCGACGCCGCGTAAAGCTACTCAAACATATGGTGTCAACATGAATGTATTCGATCAGCACGTTTCGGATCGGTTTGCGGCATACAATGTTGATACCGTCGAGTGGACGGCAGGAATGCCGTCCGATTCGATTGATTTCAGTGTTTATTCTCCACCGTTTGCTCATTTGTTTGTTTATTCCGACAGCGAGCGCGACATGGGTAACGTCGCTAGCTACGATGAATTCAAGGAAACCTATCGGTTTCTAATCAAAGAGATATTTCGCGCGACAAAAGAGGGTAGAATTTCAGCCGTCCATTGCTCGGATATACCGACAACCAAGTCGAAAGACGGCGTGATCGGCCTGTTCGATCTTCCCTCCGTTATTCGTGAAGTCCACCAAGATGAGGGTTGGGATTATCACAGTCGCATCACGATCTGGAAAGATCCGGTTGTGGAAATGCAACGGACCAAGGCGCATGGACTGCTTTACAAAACGTTCCGAACGGACGCGACGCGATGCCGGGTTGGAATGCCTGATTACATGATGATATTTCGCAAGCCTGTGGACGGGGCAACGTCAAAGACGCCCGAACCTGTTTTGCACGATCCTAACCATTATCCTGTCACGACATGGCAGGAAATCGCTTCGCCAGTGTGGCGGACGATCAACCAAACCAATGTTCTCAATGTCAAAGTCGCGCGAGACGATAAGGACGAGCGCCATCTTTGTCCATTGCAGTTGGACGTTATCGAGCGATGTTTAACGCTGTATTCAAACCGCGACGACGTGGTGTACTCGCCATTTCTCGGAATTGGATCGGAAGGCGCGGTTTCTCTAGGCATGGGACGGAAATTCATAGGGACCGAGCTTAAGCCGGCGTACTACCGTCAGGCTGTGAAAAACCTAGTTGAAGCTGAGCAACGCGGACCAATCAACGATCTTCTATCGGCGGTGTAACATGGCTACATCCTTCTGCAAGGAATGCGACGAAATCACAGAGCACGATCTTGATCCAGAGGAATTTAGAGCGGCAATTATCGCGCTAAACAGGCGTCGATTTGTTGATCTTCTCGACGAATTGGAAAGGGCGCTTCCGTCAGAGTTTGTTGGATTGGCTGATGACGTTATCAAGTGGGCGGGGAAATCAAGATGAAACGCGCCGTCCTAATTCTAATTCTCTTATCAACTCCATCAAGCGCGCATGACATTTATACAAATCTGCGCATGAAGGATGGAACCTTGCCGTGTTGCGGAGGGCCGGATGCAGGCGCATCACGCGATTGCTGGCGCACGATATATCGAGAGCGCGGCGGCAATTTCGAGTTTCGCACCAACTCTGGCGATTGGGTTCGTGTCCCAACGGATCGAATACAGTTTACGCCTATTCCCGGCGATCAGGTAGAAGAAGGCGAAACGCACGAAGCGCATCTTTGCTACAAAGACGATCCTCAGACCGTCGAGAATTATCACGAATATCACAACACGGATCGTCTATTGAAAACAGAAAGCGGCGCTGAGATTGTGTTCTATTGCGGCATAATTCCTCCTGGCGGCTTATGAGCATAACCGATCACAACCGCGCCGTCCTGCTATGTGCGGACACGATAGCCAAGATCGCCGTCAGGTTGTCGGCGGCTCCGTGCGATAGCCCGGCTCAGCGAGCGCGTTTTATCTATTGGTTGGACGTGATCTCCGAGGAAATACGAACGTTGAAGATTGAATTAGGGGAGAAGGCGAACAAATGACCGAACTTCGATCCTATCAATCCGACGCTATCGAAGCCGTGCGTAGATACTGGCGCAACGGCGGCGAAAATCCGCTCGTAGAAATGGCTACCGGGACCGGAAAAAGTCTCACTATGGCAGGACTGATAAAGGGTCTACTTCAGGAATGGCCTAGCTTGCGCGTGGTCGTTCTCGTCCACGTCCGCGAGCTTGTGTCTCAGGACGCTATGGCTATGATCAAGGCGTGGCCGGGCGCTCCTATCGGGATCAATTCCGCCGGACTTGGCAAGCGGGACAGGCATAGTCAGATTTTGTTCGCTTCGATCCAATCCGTCTACAAATCCGACATCGGGCCTCGCGACCTAGTTTTGATTGATGAATCGCACCTTGTGCCGAAAGATGGCGAAGGAATGTATCAAACATTCCTGACGCGCGCTCGCGAGTTGGTTCCTGACATGCGTGTTGCGGGCTTTACAGCTACGCCTTACCGATCCGGCTCGGGTCGATTGGACGAAGGCGAAGGGCGCATTTTCTCAAAAATAGTTTACGAATATGGGATCGGCAAAGCCATCCGTGACGGCTATCTTTCGACGCTGATTTCCAAGGCTACGGCGACCTTGATTGATGTTTCTGGCGTGCATGTTAGAGGCGGGGAGTTTGTCGCGCGTGAGTTGGAAGTCGCCGTCGATAAGGATTTCGTGACAAAGGCCGCTGTCCAAGAGATAATTGATTATGGCGCATCCCGGCGCGCGTGGATTGCTTTCTGTACGGGCGTTGAACACGCCGAGCATGTCCGGGATGAAATACGCAGACACGATATTTCGTGCGAAATGGTTTCAGGTCATACGCCGAAAGGCGAGCGCGACCGTATTCTAAATGCGCTCAAGGCCGGTAGCATCAAATGCATTACAAATTGTTCCGTGCTTACGACTGGATTCGACGCGCCGAACGTCGATATGATTGCACTCTTGAGACCGACGCTCAGTCCTGGGCTTTATGTGCAAATGCTTGGGAGAGGGACTAGATTAGCTGATGGCAAGACGGATTGTTTGATTTTAGATTTCGCTCGCAACATTATGCGGCATGGTCCCGTCGATAAAATCAGCGTTCGATCCGCAACGAAAAAAGGCGAAGAAAAGGAAAGCGTGCGGGCCAAGGAATGTCCCGATTGCCAGACGTTGCTTTATCTTGGTGCGCTCGAATGTCCTGTGTGCGGTCACAGTTTCAGGCATGACGAGGACAAGCTACCCAAGCATGGCGTTCGGGCGGATTCCGAACATTCGATCTTGTCAACTGGCGCTCCGACGTGGATCAACGTTCAATCCATGAAGGCGTTTCTGCATGAAAAACTAGGTTCGCCTACGTCAATGCGGGTTGAGTATTTCTGCGGTCTAACGACACAGCGGGAATGGGTATGCCTTGGTCACGATGGTTATCCGCGCTCGAAAGCTGTTTCGTGGTGGAACAGGATGGGCGGGAAAAATCCGGTTCCGATCACAGCAGAGGAAGGGATTGCGCGCTTTGGCGAGCTTGGACAGGTTGAGGCTATTCAAATCCGTCCTAACGGTAAGTTTTTTGATGTTGTTGGCGTGAAACTGCAAAGGAGAGCAGCGTGAGCGAGGAAAAAGACGATGGCGGACCGGCGTTTCCAGTAGACAGGGCTAATTGGGGCATGGACCGCCTCCCCGGCATGAGCCTACGCGATTTCTTCGCGGGGCAGGCGCTTGTTGGTTTGCTTGCGAATCCTGAAGACGGCTCTATCGTCAAGCAGGCATACCTCTTTGCCGACGCAATGCTCGCCGAGCGCAATAAGTGACATGCGCCAATATCCTCATCCAACCCTACACGGTCAGCATCTATGCGCGATCTGTCTCGGTTGGACGGATTGGGGTCAATCAATCGGACCTAAAACGCAACGTCACGTCTTTCGATGCGACGTTTGCGCGCCAGTCGGTAAATCGTTCGCGGACATGAGCGATGCAGGCCGAAAGAAAATGCGTTGTGAAGGCGTTTACAACGCATCGGCTGGCATTGGCGAATATCTCGAAAGATTGGGTAAGTCCGACTTTAACAAGATGAGTGAGAAGGAGTGGTATGATTTTTTGCATAAGGTGATTGAGGAATATGAGACGGCTATTCGCGATATAACGAGAAGGTTCCACTAGTGAAATGGTCGCGCTCCCACTTGAACCGGAAGATCCTATTACGGCGTTGCGGCGCGCGATATACGCTCATGGATTTCAGCCCGTCCCGGTCAAGACGAACGAAAAGGCTCCAATCAATCGCGCGTGGACGCTTATTCGTGGCGTTCCTCCGCTCGCGCATATCACGCGCAACACGGGCATAAACTGTTCTACAATTCGCGCCATAGACATAGACATAGACGATCCCGACGCGGCGCAAAAAGCCGTTGCGCTTTCAATCAAGCTACTTGGATCAACTCCGCTCATCCGGTTTCGTTCCAATTCCCCGCGCCGTCTTCTCGTCTATCGAGGATCTGGGCCAAAGCGTATCATCAAGACAACGGCTGGCAAGGTTGAGGTTCTTGGCGCAGGCCAGCAATTCGTCGCCTTTGGCGTTCATCCTGACGGGTCAGAGTTTGATTGGGAAGGCGAGACGCCGGCGACGTTTTCGCTTGCCGATCTGCCAGAGGTTTCCAGCGAGGTCGAACAGACATTCGCCGTCGCGCTAATCGAGGCGCTTGGTGGGCCTGTTCCGGTTGATTTCCAGCCGTCATCCGTGGTGCCGATCCGCGCGCCAACGCGGGCTATCGAAGCATGGGCGCAAGCGGCGCTCGACGCCGAAACGCGCGAGGTCGCATCCTGCGGCAAGGGCGGACGAAACGACACGCTCAACAAGGCTGCATTCTCGCTCGGCCAGCTCGTGGGCGGCGGGTATCTTCAAGAGGCCGATATTGTCTCGGCGCTTCGCAACGCGGCCTTGGCATGCGGCCTAGCGCGCGAGGACGGATGGCCGGCGACGAACGCCACAATCCGATCCGGGTTGTCCAAGGGACGCCTACAGCCTCGCCAGAAGCCGGAACGCGATATAGAGGTCCCCGTCACGGTTGTAGAAGCCGCCGCCGCCATGTCGGGCGCTCGCGCCAAAAAGCCCGATCCCGTCGTCATCGATCTTGGCGCGTCCGTCGATTGGGCAAAGCCTGTCGGTCTGCTTTCCGAAATCGCCAATTGGATTTTGGCGACAAGTCCTATGCCAAATCGTCCGTTAGCCGTAGCCGCCGCAACCGCGATCATATCGACCATTTGCGGACGCCATCTCTATTCCGCATCTGCGACGGCGATGAACCTTTACATAGCCATGCTCGCCAAAACAGGCGTCGGCAAGGATCGCCCATTGTCCGCGCCTGGGGAGATTTTCAAGGCGGCTGGCATGCCGTCGCTGCGTCAGTCCGGGAAGTCTTTTGCTGTTTCGGGATTTGAAAGCATGATGGTGGATAACCCGTGCTGTGTCGCGATTATTGACGAACTCGGCGCAAATTTGATGAGCCGGATTTCGCACCGGCGATCTTCAACCCATGAACAGGCCATCAAGCCGCTTTTGCTGGAGTTATGGTCGCGAACAATGGGCAAGGACGCCTTCATGACGACGCATAGGGCACAGTCGGCTTCCGTGCCTGTCAGGAGCCCGTCCCTGACGATCCTAGGTGCATCCACGCCTGAGAAGTTCTACGCGACCTTGCAGAATGCGGACGCTGCGGACGGCTTTATGAACCGATTTCTGATCGCGGAAGCTGCGCCTCGTTGTGATGAGGACGAGGATATAGAGACAATACCAGTTCCGCAGATTGTAATTGATTGCTTGCATGGGATTGTTCCGGCGCTTGGCGGTAGCTTGGGTAATGTACTTGGCGTGTTCTCGCCGAACGTCGAAGTTCCCGAGCGCAAGCTCGAATGGGCGTATGGCGTGCGGGATGCGGTGAAGGCTTTCAAAAAACAGGTCAATGAGGTTGTGACGGAAGCCAAGTACGGCGACCTCTGGGGCCGTGTGTACGAATATTCGATCCGTCTAGGTGGTATCCATGCGGTCAGCCGAGCCGGCGCTTATGCCGAGCTTGAACTTGTGGACATGCAATGGGGCGCGGCTTGGGCGGTATCGAGCGCTA